GAAAAGCAACGAAAGCAACCTACACAACCCAAAATTAATATATTGCAATAACTGTTATCACTCAATATAAGCCATGGCTTTGATGAGCAACAAAACTGCAATTGAATCTATTTTGGGTAACTTTGAAAAGAAACACGTCGATGCAATCTACAATGCCGCCGCACAAACTATCCTCTCTCACTCTGAATTTAGGAATAAGCATTTTGCTTATTCACTCAATTCTTATCAAAAGAAGATAGCCTCAAAGGTGGGTATTGAATTGTATCCAAATGGTTATTTACCACATTCCCATCCATTGTCAAAAATTTTTGAGAACCATTTGCTTTTTGATGTACTTCCTGGCGTAGTAAATACTAGTAGATTAGTTATGTGTAGCATAAAGGAGTCCAAAGTTCTGGTTTTTAAAGGGATTCGCGACAAATCCAGAAGACAGGTTTCAGACCTCAATGCCCTCAATTCCTTAAATAATAGTCATACATCATTCATTAATAGGTTAGTTGCATCCAAAGATGTGAGTAGATATACGGAAGAAGCTGATGCTTTTTTTCAATCCAAGAAAGGGAGTCCGGAGCTATTTTCAAGGAATTTCATCAAAAGCTTGGAAAATAAAGAGGCTGTTTTTTTTCATGATGAAGTTCATCACTGGACTAAGGCCCAAATGTTCTCATTTCTTAAAAGCACGAAGGTCAAAAGGTTCATTTTCACTGTAGTCTATCCACCAGAAATTCTCAAAAAATTTGCCAATTCCCAGAACCCAAAGGTTTATGATTTCAAAGTTGATAAGGGTCGGCTTTTTTTTTTTCCGGATGGGGTTAAGACAGAGGCCTATGAGCAGAAATTGAATATGGAGTGGCTCTTTTCAGCATCACATCTTCGCAGTGGAGACTGTGTATGGACTGTAACAAGACATAAGAGTATTTATGCTCATCACCTGTTTGAGATATCCATTGGCGAACTAGTCACGGACTCAAAACTTTTTTTTTCCGATTATAACTCCATTGACATGTCTAAAATATTTCTTGATCGTTTTCGGAGTTATGAGGTATTCCCCATTTCGATTGAGCACCTTTATAAGGTCTACTCTTATCTGCTTTGCCTCAAAAAACCTGACTTGGAGAGTGGTCTAGCTAAATTAAGGCAAATTATTGGAGATGATGTCGAAATCAAAGAATTCCTCTTCTTTGAACAATTTTGTAAGCGCTTAATTGAACGCCAAACCTCTTGGGGGCTATTTGGGCACTCTTTCTTTGAAAAATTAACCGATATGGCATTGTCATCCTTGCCCAACTCTATAGCCCGAATTTTTCCTCAATGGAAAAAAAAAAACACATTTGAGTTCCTTTTCTCACTTGGGACTCTTGTTGTGGATGTGGAGAGAAAGGTGTGTTTTGAACATGTGCTTGAGGAATGGGGATTTGAAGTTGTTATCACTGATGAAAATGCCTATCTTGATCCACTATCTATCTTTGCTATCAATGAAAATTTTAATGAGGATAGAGTGGACGATGGTTATTTGGAAAGAATCCGTCTTCCCTTCTGGAATCTGAATGACTATGACTTGAAAAGAAAGAGGGTAAATGCGTATAACATTCTCTCTTATCGATTTGAAGAGGAGCGAAAAATTGAATCAGCGCAAAAAGGTCCAAATAAGATGCTCCAGATTGAGTGGTACGGGATTAAAGAATTTAAAGTTGACCCTTTTATCAGCAACTCCATAACTGAATTTACTCTTTTAGAAGCATTGCTGGGAAAGAGGATAGATCCAAAAAAATACTCATATTCAAAGCAAGCCTGCACTCTTTCCAACTATCTCACATTTTTGTGTGCTGAGGGTTTGGATGGATTCAATTTGGAAGAGCACCTTGAACGAAGGTTGAAAGCGGCCGGTCATGACGTTTCAGATGACGAGGAGGAAGAATTGACTTCAGCTGAACAAGCGGGGCCTATCAAGATATTGGCTGATCCACTTGGTTTTATGAAAGAGTGTTTGGAGGAGATCCCAATCGAAACTGAACCATCACTGGAAGAAAGAGGGCAGTTTTCCACTGATTATCATTCTGAGAAATTTGAAATCAATTACAATGACATTTTTAATCCTCACAATTGCATGAACACTCACGGCGATGAAATTCCCACACCGTCAGATGGCAATTGTTTTTTTTCAGCATTTACTGAAACTTTTGAAGTTGAAAGACCTGACACCTTGAGGTCTGATTTCTCAGACTGGCTTATGGAATTTAATGGGGGGTCCTATGCTTCACTTGCAGAAATGATCAGACCGAATGGAGTTTTTATGGAGGCAGAACTCATATACTTGTTTTGTGTATTTAGAGGAGTCACGTTGATTATTCATGATAGAACTCATGAAAAAGAGAATGTTTATGCTGTACACCGCGGGTTTGAGGAGGGCCATATGGTACATAGAGGCAATCATTTTGTCGGGATTGAAACTTACAATATTAGTACTTTAACCTCAGACCCCTTACTTGGTGACATCCCATGCGGTTTTTCAGAGGAAATTACAAAATTCCATTTTCGGCCTGATCATTTCAACTGTGCCCAGTTCAGAGGAAGGAAGGCGGCTTTTATCACCAAAGTTGATGCAGATTACGGGCACAACGGTATGGTTTACCCCCACAATTCATGGGTACCTTCTTTAGAAGAGATCATTCAGATCTGTGGTCAGGGAGATGATTTCAATTGTGCATTAATAAATTTCTATGAGGCAAACTCATCTCTTGGGTTCCATAGGGATAATGAACGGGTGTACAATGATGATCCTATTTTGACCGTCTGCACATTCGGTGAAGGTAGATTCACCATTGAATTTAAGGATCAGGTAACTTCTTTTCTAATGACTGCTGGCTCTTTCTTTTTAATGCCTAAAGGGTTCCAGAAGAAGGCAAGACACTCTGTCTCAAATGAAATGTCGAGAGTCTCGATTACTTTCAGGAAGCATGTTAGAAGGTTGAATGGGTCACCGATTGCCATCAGGGAAGAAAATTACAAAAATACATGCCTCATTAATGCCTTTTCAAAAGCAATGAAAAGGAGCAAACAGGCAATCATTGCAAAACTGAAGACTGTTAATAGCCCTTTCTGGAGTAGATACCTATCTGAGGGTAACGGTGGCTCCATTGAAGATTGTCAATCGGCCTGTGAGGCACTGGATGTTACTGTCGACCTTAATGTAAATGGAAAATGTGTGGTTCTTGGAAAAGGGGCTTTAAGAATCTCAATGGCTTTAAGAAACAACCATTTTTCAGTTATCAATGCTGCACAACTGATGGAGAGGACTTTTGTTAGCCACTTGCTTGAAAAAGGAAATGTCAATGTGTTAGAAGGATTTGACGCAATGCTAAGTGGTGATGTGGGCGCAGCAGGTGTTAACAAAATTCAATTTGCAGCCAATTTTGAATTTGCTAGAATTTTGGCAAATTCATTTCTAAATATGACAACTGGCATCTGCCTGGGCAAGGCATTGGATAATGGGGAAAAGTATTTTCTCCACATTTTGAAAGATAGAGTGAAACAGATTGGTATAGACGTCACAATGGTGTGCGGATTTGCTGGATCGGGGAAAAGTCGCAAACTGCAGTCCTGGCTGCATTCAAGGAAAAAAGGGAACTTCTGTGTGGTTTCCCCAAGAACAAACTTAGCCGCTGACTGGGCATTCAAGTTAGAATTAGAGCCCAATGAACAGAGAAAGGTTTCAACATTTGAAAAATTCATCAAAACTGATAAAAGCAAATTAGATCTCATAGTTATTGATGAATTGACATTGTTTCCAAATGGTTACCTGGATCTCCTCGTGTATGAATTGGCTGATGTCAATAGGCATTGTCAAATCATCCTTCTGTTTGATCCATTGCAAGCAAGATACCACAACAAAATGGATGAATCAATCCTGACATTTGAACATGACGTGGACAGGCTTATTGGTGGACAGAACATTGAGTACATTTACAGCACGCATCGGATGTCCAGATACTTCAATAGATTTTTTGATGTACCTTGCTTCAATCAGGCTGATAGAACAGAGGAACAAAGGTTGTGGATATTTGATGACGTTTACTCCATACCATCCATTTGCTCCGACCGTCAGGAACCATGTGATGTTCTTTTGGTTGAATCTGACCTTGAAAAGAAGGCATTTTCACCCATCATAAATGTTATGACATTTGGTGAATCCCAGGGACTCACATTTAATCATGTTTGTATTTTGCTGTCAGAGTCCAGTGCAGCTTCAAACGAATTTAGATGGATGGTGGCGCTGACGAGAGCAAGGACCAGGTTTTCACTCTGTTCAACCTTCTTAGGTGGAATTGAAGAATTTAAAGTCAAAAGGAAGGAAAGTCTCATCACATCCATACTCCAAGGCGAGAAGATCACATTCAACAGATTAAATCTGATGCTGAAATGCAATTTAATTAGGAGAGAAAAAGAAAATGGGTGCAGAGATGAGGTCGATAGGGAGGAAAGGTTGGAGGGTGACCCTTTCCTCAAACCATTTATCTTCTTGGGACAAAGAGTTGAGAAGGATGAAGATGAGGTAGAAGAAGTGAAGATCAGGGAACCAACCTGTCAAACTCATCTGTATATAACAGAGCCTAATTTTGGTTTGTGCTACAATTTCGACTTCATTAGGGAAAAAGAACAGCGGGAATACAGAGAGGATATGCTTGTAACTAACCAATTCTGTGACAGTTATGATAAGGTTCATATAAACGGCAAAAGAGAAACCCCTGGTCCCCTGCGATTCAAAGCGATTTATCCAAAGCACTCAGCCGATGATGACATGACGTTCTGGATGGCCGTCAGAAAAAGGCTTGTATTTAGAGAAGAGGAGGAGAATTATCAAAGGTTGTCAAGGGCGCATTTAGTTGGGGGTTTGCTATACACCAACTTCAAAAAAAAAATGGGCCTGGAATTTACGTTTGACCAAGGTCTACTGGAGGAAAGCATAAATGCATTTGAAAAGAAAAAGCTGGAAAAATCATGTGGCACAATTAAATCTCATAGCATAAGGTCGGACATTGATTGGGCGCTGAATGATGTATTTCTTTTCATGAAAAGCCAGTTATGCACCAAGTACGAAAAACAATTTGTTGATGCTAAAGCGGGTCAAACTCTTGCCTGTTTTCAGCACCTGATTTTGGTACAGTTCGCTCCATGGTGTAGATACCTAGAAACCCAGATCAGAAATCAGTTGCCTGAAGAAATTTACATTCACTCAAATAAAAATTTTGATGATTTGAATGCATGGGTCAAAAAATTTTTCCAGAGGGATATCTGTGTTGAGTCTGATTATGAAGCATTTGATGCAAGCCAGGATGAATACATATTATCCTTCGAGATTCATCTGATGAAAGATGCGCATTTTCCGCAGAAAATCATTGATGCATACATAGACCTTAAATGCAAATTGGGATGCAAATTGGGCCATTTTTCAATAATGAGATTTACAGGGGAATTTTGCACCTTCCTATTCAACACACTGGCCAATATGGCATTCACTATGTGTAGATACGAATGGAGGAGAGGACAACCAATTGCATTCGCAGGAGATGATATGTGTGCATTAAACAATTTGGCTGTTTGTCATGATTTCGATGACCTTTTTGAACTCATCAGCCTAAAAGCTAAGGTGGAAAGGACAGAAACCCCAATGTTTTGTGGATGGAGACTAACTCCATATGGGATTGTGAAGGAGCCTGAATTAGTCTATAATCGCTTTCAAGTGGCCATTGAAGAGGGAAAGGTCTTGGAGTGTCTGGAAAATTATGCAATCGAGGTTTCTTATGCCTACAGTTTAAGTGAGAGGCTGTATGAAGTTTTGAAAAGTGAAAGGCAAGTTCAGTATCATCAAGCTGTGGTTAGATTTATAGTCACGCACATTGACAAACTCAAAACAAAAGTGAGGGACCTTTTCTTAGAACAATCTTCCGACGAAGATATCTGATGGCATCCCTGATCAATGTAAGTTCACTTGTAAATAGGGTGAAGTTGGATCAAAGTATAATAGGTAGTGATGAAATAAACAAACTGTATGGTTCCGATGCACCATTGGTGTTCAAAGATGAAGTTAAAATGGTTATTCCTGGGAATGCTGAGGGTGAGGCAATCAAATTGCAAGCAAATATTCTGACCGCTGACAGATTGCAGTCAATAAGAAATGCAAAAGTCAATGGCAAAGAAGCGGCTTATCTGCATTTGGGATTTGTTCCAATTGCAATTAGATCTCTATTACCTTCTGGAAATGAACAGATCTGGGGTAGATGCGCACTGGTAGATACTAGCAGAACTCGAGCCGAAACAGCTGTTATTGATGAATTTGAATTCAAGTTCACAAAGAAACAGCCATTTGCTGCAAAACTACTAACCATCAACGCTGCAGTGGATATTAATTGCAAAGTGAGTGTCGGTAGCATTCAGGTGCTGCTGGAGCTCCATGGTGTTGATCTGAGGGAAGAACGTTCTGTAGCAGCAATCATCACTGGCTTAACATGCACTCCCACCAACAAAATGGTGTTGCTGCATAAGATAGAGTGCGACACGCCCAAATGGTCTTTGTGCAATATAATAGAGCAGGTTGAGGATGAGGAAGAATCCAAGAAGGCATTTGAAAACATGTTTAATGCATCTTCTTCCAACTTGATCGACTTGGGTCAAGAACAGTGGCTCGACGAAGGTAAGCGAACACCTTTGATTGGCAGCTTGGCAATTAAAGGGTTTGGACGCAAAGTGATGCCTGTTCGCAGACGAAACCTCACCACGAGAAATCTCATGAAGGATTATGTGTCTCATGTTAAGTCAGAGACGGCTTCACTGAAAAGAAGTCAAAGTGGAAGAGATTGGGGTAATGATAGATTGAGAAAATATCTAGAAGAGCAGGCTCTGGAGCAGGCCAGATCATCGACTGATCATCAGTTGGTTAAAGCACCAAAATTTAAAACCATCGAAGTGACTGGTTTGGAAACTGTGCATGATCTAAAAGATAAAATTGACAAGGCAGAGTCTTCAACTGCCAGTGACACTGGAACCAAGTGAGTATAACGTGTGACTAGTGTAAATAGTTAGTACTTATTTGAATTAATATAGATAGTGTACATCCATGAAAATCACCAATGATAATGCCGCAACTATCAACTATTGGTTAGCCATAGTTGAACCATTCCTCACATCTGATGAGGACAGAAATTCTGATGACATCATTCGAAAATTCAGAGCTGTAGTGGCCGAGCATGGAGACACAGAGGAGGTGGACCCTGAGGTCTTCTTCGCCATTTTTTCCATCTTGGCCACAAAGTACGGCAGAGTTTATTCAAAAAAAGTTGAAGAATTGAATGAGTCACTCAAAGCTGCAATTTTGGCTGGGGCAGAAGCAGAAGATCTGAGAAACAAGTTGAAAGACATTTCCCAAAGATATGCATCACAGCTTGAGATCACAGCAGATAGAGAGCAGCAGCTTGAAAGTTTGAAAAAAAAAGGGCATGAGCAACCACTGACCGGCAGTGGATCTTCTGAACCGGTACATGCTGAATCAGCACACGCTCCACAGTTGCATGTGGTGAATGATCTGCAACAATTCTACATACCATTCAATGAATACCCAAGTCTAACTCAGTCAATAGGTACTTCTGACATTGCAAATGATGAGCACCTCAAAAGAGTGCAACTTACGCTTAAGATTACAGACACGAAGGTCTTTTCAAGAACTGGATTTGAATTTGCGATAAGTTGTGGATCAAGAAGTACGTCAGACAAGGACCCATATGATGGTATAATCAAGATCAGCGGAAAAAGTCATATGAGGAAAGATATAGCATATGCAATAAGAACTTCGGGAATCACTGTGAGGCAATTCTGTGCAGCCTTTGCGAATCTATATTGGAATTTCAATTTGGCCAGAAATACTCCTCCTGAAAACTGGAGGAAGAAGGGGTTCACAGAGGGAACAAAGTTTGCAGCTTTTGACTTTTTCTATGCAGTAGGTAGCAATGCAGCAATTCCAACTGAAGCTGATGGGAGCGTTAGACTGATAAGGCCTCCAACAAATGAAGAAAATGAGGCTAACTCTGCTATGAGGTATGCTGACATATACGAGCAAAATTCAAAAACAGCTGGACATGTAACTTCAAGTCCACTGTACAATCGTGGGAGCAGTTATGAGAGCAAAAACAAAGCAAAACTCTTAGAAATGTAGTCCCGAATTCTGGCATGGGCGGATGGGTGGGCCAGGACTTTACACTCTTAAAGTATAAGTAAGGGGTAACTCAGCCGCACGGGTGAAGATTGTGCGGAGCCTCATGAATCTGAATCCAAGATGCTAAAGGGGATACCGCGATCTGAGGGGTCATGGGGGTTAGCCTGAAGAACAGAACACTCATTAAGTATGTGGTGACGCAGGTCCCGACAACCCAAAAAGGTGAGCTGAACCTGATCCAATTGGAGCAGTACAGGTAAAGTTATATCCTTTCTATAAATTGAAAGGTAGTTTGGACAGATACATGTCATTCAATTGGTGTGGAACGTTAGTCCAAATGAAACATTTATGCTTGGATGGAAAGTCAAGCAAACGTTGTCAATGTGTACGTGAAATTGTCAAATAAACCTCAGCAATTTCTATGCCCTCTTTGTGCTGAGTATTGTAGAGGGTGAAGGTGTGTTTTCCATTTTATACGTCAATAAAATAAAATATGTATTACTTAAATACACATAGGGATGTCTTTTAAGAACTTTTAGAC